TTTTTAATTGTACGCAAATACGTACAAAGTAAAGCTAAAACTTGACTAAAAATGTAATAAAGTAAAGGTATAACTTGACAAAGTCGGAAGTAAAATGCAGCCAAAAGTAGTAGTTTTACTACCTTTTGTTGTACTAAAGTGAAACTTTATAGTAATTTTTGGAAGTAAAGTTTGTCAGAACCCCCGTAAGAATACTCCGGTAAGTATAGCTTGAACCGGCAATCTATAAGGTTATTAGCTGAAGGGAAGTTGTCTAAGGTAGTATAAGTAATAGCTATATGGCAAAAAGTAGAAGCTGCCTTTAACCTGGTTTTAATCATTCGTCTTTGTATGCCCTGCCCTCTATAATCTTTTCTAACCCACGCTCTGTTAAATATGCAGATGCCCTTAGAATAAATTGATCCGCAATAAGCTACTATTTCGCCTTGATCTAACATAACCCACCATTCACGATTAAACTGAAACTCGTCACCGCAACCCTTAAAGTTAGGATTGGTGTAATCTAATTCCCTTAATTGCTCGTAGGTATCTCGGTCTAAGATGTTGCCGAAGCTAAATATCTTCTTGAGGCGCATTGTGTATTTGTTCAAGTTTGGTTAAATATAAAATAGCATCTTGCAGCTCTTCCTTTAGATGCGTTATCCATTGACCGGTGCTTAGATCACTTCTATCCATTGTAGTTCCGTACTTTGATTTCCCTACAAGTTCACGTCTACGCATATCTTCAATTACTAAGCTAAGTATTTTACTATCCATTTATTTGTCGGTTTTGCTATGTATCTTAAAACAAGTTTTGCACTTGTATTGTATTTTCTTTACACCAGTTGCGGTTGTTCTACGAAGTGAAATAATCAAATCATCGCTTCCGCATTCAGGGCAAGAGCCCCTATCTTGTCCGAAGATAACTCCGTAATGTGTTTTAGGTTCGATGTGGTTTTTAAGTGCATTAAATACCTGCTCTAATAATACAACATCTTTTTGGCAGTACTTAATCATTTTAGCCATAGCTACTTTGTCCTTATGCAGAACAATGTCTTTCCATAAACTATATTCTGTTTTGATCTTAGTGCCAATGCCTAAGTAATCAGCTATGTAATTAAGCTTGTTGCTATTAAATCTAAACTTTTGACGTGCTACTTTTAACGTGTCGATTGTAACGTACTTAGGAAACATCTCGATGCCGTGAAACAAGCAGCGTGTTCTTATCCACGCAAGGTCGAACTTGTCTCCATTATGCCCTATAAGTTCCGAAGCCGTATTAGCTACATCTACAAAACTTTGTAGCATCTTTTTGTCGTTTTGTTTGCTATCCCATTCCAAATGGTAAACTTCTTTTTCGTCTTCCCACTTGTAGCAGATGCAAATGATAGCACGTTCTTTAATAATGCTTTCGGTAGAGATGTTTAATTTAAATCCAGAAGTCCAAAAGAAACCGATGTTGGGACTTACCTCGATATCGAAGTATAAACGTTTGCGTTTAGATTTGAGCAAGTTGCTTTTTGTCATAGTATACTTTTTTCATCTTTTCCAAGATGCGTTGTTTATTTTGTAGATACCAATCTCGTTTATATTTCACCTGGTCTTTACATCTTCCGTCTTTATAGTTTCCCATTAATTCTGGTGTGTTACAAATATGCAATCCTGTTTCAACTGAATGTCTTATATTTTCTGCTATTGTAACATACTCCAAATTACTTGGTCTATTATTTGTTTTTACTCCGTCTTTATGATTAACTACATAATCTTTAGGTCGGTCTCCTAAAATAAACCCTGCTACTAAAGAATGAATTTGGTAACTTTTGTTATTCATTTTCACTCTTAAATATCCGCTTTCGCTTTTATTTACTGATAACTCTCTACCTTTTGCGTGTTTGGAGTTACTAAACACTTTTACTTCTCCAGTTTCTAAGTTTATGCTTACTTCATAATACTTAGGCATTTTAAACTTTTTTATCATATTCTTTGATTTTCTCAAAGATACTAAAGTTTATTCATTCAGCAATTATTTTTGGCTGAATTTATCTATTGTAGTAGTACCCATTGCAGCTATGCAAATAACCATAACGGCATCTACAAGTTTATCCGAAGGGGCAATTTCTTGATGCGTAAAGCTATTAGCTAATAAGGTAATACAGATAAACAAAGCCGATAGTAAAGCAATAACACGCTTTGTAGACACGCTACCTCTTTCGTCTGATAATAAATTGGCTAACCATTTCATAGTATTAATTTAAGGTGTGAAGTATAATTTTGACTCAGATGCTCTACGCTTTGTAAGACCTGCAAGAACTTTCCCACCTGCTTTATCCCACTTAGCAAACTCTAAAGCTATTGTTGGGTCGTTAGGGTTAGCGTTTACCTTTTTTAATAAAGTAGAACTCTTTAGGTTACCGATACCTGCGTTATAGGCAAAGCTTGTAAGGGCAGCGAACTGATTAGGTGTAACCGCACTCTTAACTAATGGAGCAACCTTATCCGCAAACTCTTTAGCTATAATTTCAAATAACTCATTTGCTCGTTCTTGGGTAATCTTATCGCCAGGCTTTACAGGTTTACCATCTTCAAAAAAAGTATTCCCGTAGCCGATTGTATCTTTTGCAGCACTGCATTTGTAAGCCACTAATTTGCAGCCCTCGTAGAATTTAATAAGGTCTTTACCTTTGTCGTTTAATTGCATCTTAATTTATTTGTGAGTATAGAAATAATGTCAGCATAGCAAACAAAACAGAATTAAGCCTATGAAGTTTTAGTTCAAAGTTCATATCCTTTTCGTACTGCTCGTAAATTGCTATGTTTTTATAGTATCTATTACGATAATCGTTTAACGTATCGTTTGATATTTTATTGCGTATTGTAAGGGTATCCTTAAGGGTAAGTAGGTCGATTCGAAGGCTATCCCTTGTCTTAATGTTAGCTTTAATTAAGCTATCTATTCGTGTGTTTTGGTAGCTTACTAAATTAGTTAGGCTATCAAATGAGTTGTTAATCTTCTCGCCTTCTGTACGGCTAATAACAATCTTATCCTCGCCGCCTATCTTCTTAACGTATTGGGCGTAACTGGAACTTGGTGCTATTAGTATCAACAGAATTAGCGGAGTCCAATTTAGCCTTAACTTCATTTAGTTCCGTTTTTAATTCTTTTACTTCTTGTTTTAAGGTAACTATTGTTTTCACTGTCTTAGTTATTACCTTCTTGTTATCCTGAGAAGCCACACCTTGCACTTGTTCACTCTGCACTTGGCTTTGCTTTACTTTGTCTTGCAACTCTTTAATTTGGTTATCGGTCTTAGTTCCGCAACCTATCAAAGCAATCAATATTAAATAGCGCATTACTTAAACTTTTTTAGAGCCTTAAGGTCTACTGCCATTTCCAGACGAGCCGTACTCGCTGCGTTACTGCTATCACTCTTACGCACCATTTCATACAAGCTGCCAATCTTTTCGTCTTGCTTTTCGTTACGCTTTGCATTGTCGATGTAGAGGTAACTAATACCGCAGATACATAAAAATAGCATACCGACAACAGGGTTCTTGCTAAACTCTTTAAATGAAATAGGTAACGGGTTAGCCGATACGTTTACGCTTTTTGCTGCTTTTGCCATATTATTTTCGTTTCCAAAAGAATAAGATTAGCGTAATTATCAATATAAGCGCAATTAGAGCCTTATAAAATTCGCTGAAGGACTTATCCTTAGTTTTAGTTATCTTCGAAATTTGAGTACTTTCTGTGCGATTGAGAGCCATTGAGTCCGTCTTGGTCTGCTTACTATCCGTTTGTTTCTCTTTTGTGCCTCTTGTGTAGGTCTCCGTGTACTTAGGAATAGTTATCATACTATCCTTAGTAACCCACAAAGTATCGTAGTAAGTAATGGTCTTGGTAAAATATTCTTCTTTTTCTACTATTTTAGTTACGCTATCTAAAACGACTACACGCACCGAGTCAAAGGTTTTAACTACAGTGCTATCTAAACGCTCCGATGCCTTCTTTACGGAAGCACACGAAGTAAGTAATAAGGCTAAAAGAATTAATCTCATTTAAGCTTTTTAGTCATTTTGTAGTAGTAGCGAATAGCCATTGCTCCAGAAACAATAGCCACCAAACTTGCAATCAATGTGAATAGTGGTTGAATACTTGTAATGCTTATTGTAGCACTTACTACTGATACGATTGTTGATTGGTCTGCTTGGTGGTTACTTTCCATTTATAGTTCGATGTCTTCTTGTTTGTTAAATTCTATGCCAGTAGTCCAATCTTCTAAGAATGTAAAGTCCTCGAGACCTTGTGGATTGACTACGTTAATTATTACAAAGTCAAATTCTTTATCATTTAACGCTTCAATATCTTTGGTAAGCTTCTTGATGCCTTCTTTTGAATACTTGTAATTTCCTTTGTCATCTAAAAGTAAGCAGTCCTTATCGTCGGTTTGGGCATTGTCTAAACGTAAGATTTCAACTTCTGCTTGATAGTCCTCGTGATAGGCTTTAACCTTCTCATAAATCTTAAAAAGCTTCTTTTGTGTCTTTGTGTCCTGGTTGCCAATTACGACATTAATGCTGCTTACTAATTGTAATAGTTGTTTGTATTTCATTGTTTAAATTTTTGTAAAGATATATAGATTTTATTTATTCCACGGCAAAGGTAAATTTACAATGGGTGGGTTCTTAAGGTTCTCGATTTGAGTATCTAAGTTTAACTCCATAGCTTCTACGTTGTTACCTGCAACTAACCACTCGCATACTTGGTCAAAGGTTAAGTCATCATAAGCAGTAAAGTCAGTGTCCGAAGGTGTAGCACACGCCATCGCTCCGTATACCTCAGCGTTGTAAGTTTTATCTCCGTCTACTTGTTCTGCTTGGTAACGCCAATGCACTACTTTAACTACATCGGTTAAACCATCTTCGCTCGGTGCGGTGTCCATTTGTGATACTACCCATTTAAAAGTTGTCATATTATTTTATTTTATTTATTATACAATCATTAAAACTCCTGCTGCTACATATAAATCTCCACTTGATAATCCTGCACTTGATGTTGGTAAGCTTCCCATATTAATTCTTCCACTATTTTTTACTCCTAATAAGTTATTGCCAGATGAATTTCTAAATAAAGCTGCATAGTTATTAGAACTTGTGTCTTTTCCTGAAACAAATAATCTTACAGAAGCATCTCCTGTATTTCCAATTCCAATATCCCCCCCACTTGTTATGCGCATACGTTCGGCATCTGAAGTCCAAAATGTTAAAGGAACATATGAACCTCCTGTTTGGTATGTAGGACCAATTCTTGCATATGAACTATTCATTTGCACGATTAATTCATATGTATTACTTGAGTCGCTACCGATTGATATTTCTCCACCAATAGATAGTTTTCTTGCACTTGGATTGCTTGTACCTATATTTACGTTACCTGCTGAGGTTATGCGCATACGTTCGCTTCCATTAACATCAAATCTCATAAATGATGTACCGGCTTGTAACCATAATTCAGCAGGGGTAAAAGAACCACCACCAATGTACATATTGCTAGAGTTAGATGTTACTCCAAATACCGCATTACCGCTTGATAGATAACTTGCACCTGCCGTTACACTACTTGAGAATGTAGCTGCTCCTGAAGTAGCGAGTGTTAATGCTTTTGTGCCACCTGCAAAAAACCTTAAGTCATTTCCTGCAACTGTATATAAATCATAACCTGTTCCACCATCTCCACTTACTGCACCTCTTTGACCTATAAAAAATTTAGCATTTGAACTTTCATCAAATCTTATATAAGGAGTATTTGTTGTTGAATTAAATACTGCATTTAATGACACACTACTTGAGAATGTAGCTGCTCCTGTAGAGGCTATAACTAATGAACTATCTGGAGCATTTCTATTTACAATTAATTTGTACCCTGTTGAACCTATATTAGAAGCTAATCCAATATTAGTTCCGTCATTGTAAAAATAACCATAATTAGTACTTGATTGTAAAGTCAATAATATAGTTCCTGAAGATTTGTATAAATGAAGTAATTGACTTGGAGATGTAGTACCCAAACCCAAATTACCATTCGCATCTAACGTCATTGCTTGGGTAAAGGATATAGCGTTACCTGCCGTTCCTGAAGGAGCGGTGTACCAAACATATCCACCATTACCTATGTCATAACGATTAACTCCACTTCCTGTAACCGCATATTTCCAACCTGCATTATATAATGCACCAGATAATAAATATATTGCCGAACCACCATTAAAACCTGCAAATGAATTTCCTGCATTTCCAACCTCAAAATACTTTAATGTACTATCTACGGCACTCGGTGTAACTCCTAATCCTAAATTGCCTGAAGCGTCTAACTTCATTTTTATGGCATTACTTATACACCAATTATGTGAAGTTGGAGTAGCATTATAAATTGTGTTTAATGAATTGTCAGTTAAAGTAAAACCACTTGCAGGGCTAACCATATACAATGCATTGTCAGAACTTCTATTTAATAAACCAACTGTTGGGAAACCACTTGATGCAGATAAATTTAAGCTACCGCCTATGGTCATTGTAGAACCATTATCTTGCACAATACTATTACCTATTGTACTTGTACCTGTAAACTTAGGTAGGTAGTTAGTAGTACCTGTTCCCGTTACTGGATTGGTTAAAGCTGATTGCTTGTTGTTAAACGTAGTCCAATCGGTGCTACTTAAATATCCGTTAGTAGAGCCACTCGCTTGTGCTATGCTAATTACATTTGAAGTAATAGATAGTGGACTTGTAGCACTTGTAATTCTTAAACTATATGCAGTATTCCAATTCGTAGCACTTGCAATATAGGCATCGGCTAAATCAGTAGTTAAATGTAACTCGCTTAATAGTGTAACACCACCCGTAATAGATGCAGCGTTGCCACTTCCTGAACTCTTAACAACAGTTAAAGCCTCTCCGCTACCGCCCTTAGTAATTGATGCAGCAACTCCGCTACCGCTTGAA